AGCTGCTGGATTGAATCCTATGCTTGCTTATTCTCAGGGCCCTGGCCCTTCTCCGCAGTCCTCTGCTGCTTCTGCGTCTGGTTTTGAGGGTATGGGTTCTCGTGCTACTCAAAACTCTGTGCAGTCTCAGATTGCTTCTGCTAATATTGCCAATATTCGCGCTGATACTACTAATAAACAGGCTCAGACTGCTAATATTGCTGCTGATACTGCTTTAAAGGAAGGTCAGACAGCCACTAGTTGGGCTTCTGCTGGTCAGTCTGCTGCTAATGTTCAGAAGATGGATTATGAGATTGCTGAGATTAAGGCTCGTACTGCCAATCTTCCTGATGAAGGTAAACGTATTCGTGCTGCTGCTAATATGTTGGCTGAGCAGGGTGCTATGATGGCTCAACAGGGTGCTACTCAAGTTGAAATTCGTAATCATCTTGCTGCTATGATTTCTAAATTGAAATCTGAAACTAAGTTGCTTGATTTGGAAGGTCAAGCTGCTGATTCTTTGGATAATATTGGCCGTGAAACCGGCCAGTTAAAGCCATTTTTCGACATTGTTCGTGGTCTTTTAAGGAAATGATTATGTTTGTACGTTCTGGTTTTAACTATGACCGCGATGCGGTTTCTGTTGCTTCTGGTTTGGTTTGTGAGGATGATTCACGCACTATTCAAAGTGCTAAGGATGAATCCGATATCAATACCATTGTTCGGAAGTTTGGTTTGACTGGTGAGCTTCCTAATGATCTTAAGATGCCCCAGTCTGGTGATTTCACTGATGTTCCTGATTTTCATACTGCTATGAATTTGGTTCGTACTGCGCAAGAGCAATTTTTGCGTGTACCTGCTGAGATTCGTGCCCGGTTTAGTAATGATCCGGCTCGTTTGATGGCTTTTGTTGAAGATGATGCTAATCGTGATGAAGCTCGTAAGCTTGGATTCCTTGCCGATCCGGTCAAGGCGCCTGAGCCTATGCGTGTTCAGGTTGTACCTGCTTCGGGTACTCCCGATGCAGGGGCTGCCGCAGGCTAAGTGTTTTGTCTATAGGTGAAAACACTAACCCGCTTCGGCGGGTTTTTTGTTGTATAATTTTTATTGTGCGATGTTGCACTGTTTTTTGGAGTGTTATATGTCTAATGCGATTGTTTTGTCTACGGATGAGCGTTTGATGGTTCGCAAGGGCCTTCAGGCTCTTGCTGCTTCTATGAAGCGTTCTTCACGCTCTGCGTTGAATTCTGATGTCGCAGCAATCTATGAGCGCAATGCCGCTCAAGTTGATGCTCTTGTTGCCAAGTTTGCTTGATTGGAGTTTTATATGTTGTTGAACATTGTTTCTGTTAAGGACACCGCTGCTGGTGCTTTCGGTCGTCCTATTTTTGTTCCGGCCGTGCCGGTTGCTTTGCGTTCGTTTCGTGATGAGGTGAATCGTAAGGATTCCACCGAAGATATGGCTCGTCATCCTGACGATTTCGAGTTGTACGAGATTGGTACGTTTGACGATGCTACTGGCATCGTTGCTGTTATTGAGCCCCGTTTGGTGGCTCGTGCTAAGGACTTGAAAGAGTCCTGATCCTGTGCTGTAATGCACTTAGACCAGTTTTCTACTTGATGTAACTGGTCTAGGTGACACCTTTTTCAAGGTGTCTTTTTTGGTCAAACTTTGAAGGTCTTTTATGAAACCTGTTTCTCGACATTCCGTTCACAAGGGGAAATCTGCTAGGCGGTTTAATAGCAATACCCGTACTGTCGCTGCCGCTAATATCGGCAAGAATCCTATGCGTGGTGGCTGGCGTCTGTAATGCCTTGTTACCATCCCATGCCGGCTGTTCGCATGGTGGATGGCTCGGTAAAGTTTGTAAGTCGTTCTAAGAAGGGTGTAGATGGTTCGCTTGAGCTGCCGTGTGGTCAATGTATTGGATGTCGCCTTGAGCGCTCCAGACAGTGGGCTATGCGTTGCCTCCACGAATCCTCGCTTTATGAAAGCAACTCCTTTATTACGCTTACCTATGATGATTCCAATTTGCCCGCTGGCGGTTCTTTAAATTACCCCGATTTTCAGCGTTTTATGAAGCGGCTTCGTAAGAATTCTAAGTCTACTATTCGTTTTTATATGGGTGGTGAGTATGGCGAATCCACTGCTAGGCCGCATTTTCACGCTTGTTTGTTTGGGTATGATTTTCCTGATAAGGTTTATTTCCGTAAGTCTGCTTCGGGAGAGAAGTTATATACGTCTAAGTTTTTGGAATCTTTATGGCCGTTTGGCCTTTCGTCTATTGGTGATGTGACGTTCCAGTCTGCTGCTTATATTGCTCGGTACTGTGTTCAGAAGGTTACTGGTGATGCTGCTGATGTTCACTATGCTTGTCCTGAGTTTGTTGATGAGGATGGCGTGGTTCGTTCGTCTGTTGTTCCTGAGTTTAATCATATGAGTTTAAAGCCCGGTATTGGTGCTCGTTGGCTTGCTAAGTACCAGACTGATGTATTCCCTCGGGATTATGTTGTTGTTAATGGTGTTAAGACTAAGCCTCCTAAGTATTACGACGTTCTTTTTGAGCGTGAGAATCCCGGTGTTTTTTCTGATTTGGTGGCTCAACGTGAGTTGGATGCCTATTCTGGCTTCCTCGCTGGTGAGCAGTCATATGCTCGCTTGGATGTTAAACGGCAGGTTAAATCTGCTCAACTTTCTCAATTGAAAAGGGATTTTTTATGATGATGCATCGCAACCGTTCTGTGGATCCCCACAAGTTCGCTATGATTCCTAAAGCCGAGATTCCTCGTGCTTCTTTTACTCGTCAGTTTACTCATAAGACTACGTTTGATGCTGGTTATCTTGTTCCTGTATATGTGGATGAGGTTCTTCCCGGTGATACGTTTAATCTTAAGATGACTGGTTTTGCTCGTCTTGCTACTCCTATTACTCCTATTATGGATAATATGTATCTTGACACTTTCTTTTTCTTTGTTCCCAATCGATTGATTTGGGACAATTGGCAGAAGTTTATGGGTGAGCAAATAGATCCAGGTGATTCTATTTCTTATGTTGTTCCGCAGCAGGTATCTCCTACTAATGGTTATGCTGTCGGTTCTTTGCAGGACTATATGGGATTGCCTACTGTTGGTCAGGTTCAAACTGGTCGTACAGTTTCTCATTGTGCTTTTTGGCCTCGTGCTTACAATTTGATTTGGAATGAGTGGTTCAGAGATCAGAATTTACAGGATTCTGTTGTTGTTGATCGGGACGATGGGCCCGATTCTGCATCTGATTATGTTTTGCTCCGTCGCGGTAAGCGACATGACTACTTTACTTCTTCTTTGCCGTGGCCCCAGAAGGGTGCTGCTGTAACTTTGCCTTTAGGTACAAGTGCTCCTATTACTTCTAATACTTCTCTTTCTTCTACTCCTCTTGGTGTTAAATGGTCTGTTGATGGTAACACCTATCCTTTTGGTACTACTTCTGCTGGTTCTGGCTCTGTTACTTTGAATATTCCCAATGGTCCGGGTGGTTCTGGTTTATATGCTGATTTGAGTCAGGCTACATCTGCAACTATTAATCAGTTGCGCCAGAGTTTTCAAGTTCAGAAGTTGTTAGAGAGGGATGCTCGTGGTGGAACTCGATATACCGAAATTATTAGAGCGCACTTTGGCGTTATTTCTCCTGATGCTCGTTTGCAGCGTCCTGAGTATCTTGGCGGTGGTTCTGCCCCTGTGGTTATTAATCCAATTGCTCAAACATCTGGCACTGGTGTAACTGGTGGCGATACGCCTCTTGCTAATTTGGGTGCTATTGGTACTGCTTTGTCTCGAAATGGTTTTACTCAATCATTTACTGAGCATGGTGTTATTATTGGTTTGGCTTCTGTTCGCGCTGATTTGACATATCAGCAAGGTCTTGACCGTATGTGGTCACGGTCTACTCGCTACGATTTTTACTTTCCTGCTTTTGCTATGCTTGGTGAGCAAGCTGTGTTGAATAAGGAAATTTTTGTTACTGGCGATTCTGCCCAAGATAATGCTGTATTTGGTTATCAAGAGCGTTGGGCTGAGTATCGTTACAAGCCTTCTCAAATTTCTGGTTTGTTTAAGTCTACTTCTGCTGGTACTATTGACCAGTGGCATTTGGCTCAACGGTTTACTTCTTTGCCTACTTTGAATAGTACGTTTATTCAGGATACTCCTCCTGTTGATCGTGTTGTTGCTGTTGGTGCTGAGGCTAATGGTCAGCAGTTTTTGTTTGATAGTTTTATTGATTGTAAGACTGCTCGACCTATGCCGTTGTATTCTGTTCCCGGTTTGATTGATCATTTCTAATATGCTTGGTGAACTTCTTTCTTTTGGCTCTGGTTTATTGGGCAATATGCTTGCCCAGGATCGGCAATCTAATGCGCAAGATTTTTCTGCGCAACAGTTTGCTACGCGTTATCAGACAACTACCAAGGATATGAAGGCCGCTGGTCTTAATCCTATGTTGGCTTATAGCCAAGGGGGCGGAAACGCCCCTACTTCTTCTGCTGCTTCATCTAATATGCCTGATGTTGGTCAAACTCATTTGCAATCTAAGATGAATTCTGCTCAAGTGGCTAATGTTCAAGCTGATACTGTTAATAAGGAAGCTTCCACTGAGAATATTGCT